TTTTGAAAAAGTCCTTTTGGCTCTTTTCACGCCAAAGAGAGGGACTCAAATAGAGCTGTCCGAGCTTATGCGGTCTCGTTTTGGTCCTGGAGTCCTGCTCAATAAGGATTTTTGGATAGTGTCCGAAGTGAAAACCGCGAAGGACGCTAACAACGCACTGAAAAAGATTGCTACGGGGGAAATGCTGGACGTTGACGTGAAGTACGCCACCGAGCGATTACAAGGCGTACCTCATCTTTTGCCCATCCTGGACGCCAACAATGCGATTGAGTTCGGAGATGATTCTTGGGGCATGGCTCGAAGGCTGATTAGGCTTAATTTCTGTTATCGGTTTGGGGACGATCCTGGAGACCGACCCATGGATCCACTTTGGGAAGAGAAACTAAAGCAGCCTGAAGTCCTGGCGGGAATCATTCAGATCATAGCAGCTAGAGCTCCCGCGCTAGCCAGATCCCGCAAAATTACTGTTAAGGCAGGGGCTGAACTCCAAGATCAAGAGTATAAACGGCAGTTGCACTCTTTGCATTATTTTTGTGATGAATGTTTGGATGAGGGGGTTGGTGAATTTGATAAGAGATTAACATCTGATACGGCATATTCGTCATATCTGGAGTACTGTGAGCTCTACAAAGTCCCGTCACCTTCGGCACGGGCTCCATTCGGGAAGTATCTCAAAGAGAGGTTTGGAGTAAAATCTGAGAGAACGTCCACGGTGGGGGATGATGGGAAGACGAAGTACATCAGATATTACCCAAGACTCTTCGTAGCCAAAAAGGTAGAAGTGGCATATGCAGAGCTACATGCTGATTATGCCGGCATATGCCAGGATACTCCAGCATTATGCCAGGAATGGATTAAGGATAATAGTATACTGTTAGCGTTTATGCCAGCTATGCCAGCAAACCCTATTTTGTCATCTGTGATAGAAGAGATTAAGAGAATGTACAAATATATACATTCTTGTGAAGACGACTCTCAAATTGTGTATAAGAGATTTGTTAATCAATTTGCTGGCATAGCTGGCATAGCTGGCATAAACGCTAGCAAGCAGCTCACCAAAGAAAACACCTCCCGGCATAATGCTGGCATACCTCTCGACATAGCTGGCATAACGACAGATACCCCCACCAATCATACCTTAGAGGTGGAAGGTCTTTCAATCGATGAGCAATTGGCTCAAGCTGAGGAAATACAGAAAGAAAAAGATGAGCACTTCAAAACTCCAACCAAGCCAAAACTCAGGCTAGTTCGATTCTTAGAAACCGTTCCTGCCTTCGTGGGAGTGGACGGGAACCGTTACGGCCCCTTCGGTCCTGATGACGTGGCCAACCTCCCAGCAGTCCACGCTCAAAACCTCTTCAAGAAAAATGCTGTTATTGGAGTAACTCCGGAGGCGGCTTAATATGGCCCGTGGCCCGAACAGGCAGAAGCGTTTTGGAAATGTTGCCGCCTTCCTGGAATGGCAAGCCAGCCGCCCACATGGCCAACGGAGGATAAGCGACAGACGGGACGTTCTGCGTATCTCCGAAGACTTCGAAATATCAGCTGATAGACTCAGGAACGAGCTGGCTCAAAGAAAATGGTGGAAGAAACCTTCTGCCAACAGAGTTGTGATCTTCTGGATGCCCCCACGTGTTGTACAATAAGGATAACAACATAAGGTATTTATATATTGATTGTCCTAATAGTACAATATGGCTAAAGGGACTCCAGTTTTGAGCGAAGAAGAAGCGGCTATCTTGGAGGCCCTTGGGGATGGAATGAGCACCCGGCAAGCTGCGAAAAAGTTCAACCGAGCTAAATCAACAATCGTAGACGTTGCTAAAAGGAACGGGCTTGATTTAGGTGACCGGTCGGTTACGAAAAACGCAGCGATCGCCAAATCCTGCTATGCAAGCGACGCCAGAATCACGCTTATAGGTCAATGCCTAGATAAAGGGCAGTCTCTCCTCGATGGCTGTAACTCAGGCAGGGAATTCAAGGACATCCTGATAGGAATCGGGATAGCGCTTGATAAGCGCCACCTGGAGGAAGCTGGAGACGGTACCGGTAGAGGCGGGGAACTCCGTTTAATATTTGACAAGATGGGGGGTGGAAGGTGACCTTCCAAATCCCGACCGGTAAGCAGCGGGACTTTTGTTTACATAGTGATTCAAGGGTCAACATCTCACACGGTGCGGTTAGGAGCGCAAAAACCGTTGGCGCCAATGTAAGATGGTTGAAGTATCTTTTGGATACTCCGAGCGAATACAACCTTCTGATGGTCGGCAAAACCCTGACCAGCCTAGAAAGGAACGTCCTTCTACCTATCTCCAAGCTCGTGGGTCCGTCTGACTACCATTACACAAGATCCCTTAAGACGGTCTCGATTTACGGCAGAAAGATCATGGTGGAGGGCGGGAACGACGAAAGCGCCTTCTCGAAGATAGCAGGCTTGACCTTAGGCGGCGCCTACGTCGACGAAGCCAGCTTGATTCCTGAAAGCTTTTGGAACATGCTAATCTCCAGGTTATCAGAACCCGGCTCTCAATTGTTCGCAACGAGCAACCCAGGAAACCCTTCACATTACATAAAGAAGGGGTGGCTCGACAGAGAAGACGAACTTGATTTGAAGGCCTGGCATTTCGGGCTTGAAGATAATCCCTGGCTAGATCCTATTTACGTGGCCGAACTCAAACGACAATATACAGGCTTATTTTACCAACGATACATCTTAGGATTGTGGGTGGCCGGTGAAGGGGCCGTTTATCCAAACTTCCAGCGTGGCGTTCACACGGTCCCGCGCCTTCCAGAGGGGGCAATAGATCAAATGGTCGTGGCTGCCGACTATGGGCAGACCCACCCCACAGCGTTTTTAAAGGCGTTTAGGATTAACGGAGCTTGGTATATCGCTGGAGAATATAAACAGAGCAATAAAATAGACTCCGAGCTGTCCAAAGATCTTCAGAAATTTCTAGGTGGAAAGTTCCCTTCTGTTGTTTTGATCGATCCTTCGGCCAAATCGTTCAGGCTCCAGCTCATGAAGGACGGGCTCCAGCGGGTTAAGAAGGCCAATAACGACGTTCTGGATGGGATAAGCCGGGTCTCCAACGCTCTGGAGACTGGAAGGCTGTTCATCGTTGAATCGGCCTGTCCGCAGCTCCTAGAGGAAGTGGACGGCTACAGATGGGATCCGAAAGCCACGGAACGAGGCGAAGATAAGCCGATCAAAGAAGCTGATGATCTGGTCGACTGCTTGCGATACTTGGGCAATCAGATTTTCAAAAGGCCGGTGGTGGTCTGAATGACGATTACGGACATTGAAAGTATATTCAAAATTGGCGAACCGTGGCCACCCAAATCAGAAGCGGCTAGGATCGCCACGTATGATAAGAATAGCAGGCTATACGAAGGCGAACACGGCCTAGTTTGGCCTGACCTGAACCCAGGCGATGGGCCGGTTAAGATTCCCATGGCTCTGAATTGGTACCGGCGGATATGCACGCTGTTTACAGATCTCTTGTGGGGCGAAACTCCGAGGTTCTCAGCTGACGAATCCAAGACCATCGACCGGCTAGTAGACGACAACCAGATCACGTTATCGGCTTACGACGCCACGATCGACCTAATCAAGTTCGGGACGGCTATATTCAAAATCAGGTTCAGCAAGCGCGGGATAATCGAAGTGGTTAACCCGCGTATCTGGTTCCCTGTGGTCGATCCTGACAACGTGGCCGATGTGAAGGCCCACATCCTGGCCTGGCAATTAGTGGAAGGTGACGAAACTTATCTTCGTGCTGAGATCCACACACCGGGCCAAATCGAGAACCGGCTATACCTTCTCAAAGGTGACAAGATCGACAAGCGGGTAGACCTTCCAACCGTCTCCAGATACTCCGATCTCAAAGAGAAGATCGCCACCGGGCTAAACGAATTCCTGATAATTCCCCTCCACAACTTGAAGGCCACCGACGCCGTGGCCGGTCGGTCTGACTTCGAAGACGTTCACGACGTCATTCACGAAATGGAGAAGCGGTCTATCCAAATCTCCAGGGTCCTGGATCAACACGCAGACCCAAAAATGACCGGTGGAGACGGATCAATCGAGATCGATCCTTACAGCGGCGAGCTTAGCCTTCCAGGTGGGGGGCGATATTATCCAATCACGGAGGGCGAAACGCCACCGTCGTACATCACTTGGAACGCAGAGCTTGATAGCGCTTTTAAACAAATCGAATCGATGAGAGAGCAGCTTTATGCAGTGGCCGAAGTCTCACCTGCTATTCTAGGCGAAACCAAGAACGGGTTAGCTGAAAGTGGAAGCGCTCTCAAACGGTTAGCTCTGCCAACTCTGGCAAAAACCAACCGACTCAGGCAGCGGATCGATCCACAGCTAAAAAAGGTACTGAGAATAGCCGCAAGCCTTGAGGTGGAAAGCAGAATGCCAGGCGCCACCAAACTAACGAACCTCTCCATCGAGTGGAGGGATGGACTACCCCAAGATTTGATGGAAGCCACCCAAGCCGAGAACATCCGGTACCTCGGTGGACTGTCGAGCCGTCGGTCCAGCATAGCCCGACTAGACGAAGGAGCCACGAAGGCAGATCTTGATGCTGAATTGGAAGTCATAGAAGCCGAAGAGCAAGCCAGATTAGCACCCGGTCCCGAGCTGGAGCCTTTGAAGCTCGAACTCCCATCCATCTGATTATTGTACAATAAGGACAATCCTTTACAATAATTTATATACTATGAAATACAGAGTGTACAATTAGGTTACGAAGGGCCGTTAATCCTTTGGTGATTTTTGTGGCTGAAGATGAATTATTCACGAAAGAAGACGTTTCTCGTATAGTCTCGGAGCGATTGAAACGAGACCGGGAAAAGAGGGGGCACGACACCCTAATGTCGGAAATATCCGCTCTTAAAGAGGAAAATCAGAGACTCTCGGAAGATCTCAGCAGCATGAAAACCGAGAACGAGAGGTCTAAAATTACCCAACTAAGGGCGCGGATCGCAAGGGACACGAACCTCCCGGAAGGCCTAGCCTCCAGGTTAGCAGGCACAACCGAGGAGGAAATAAAAGCAGACGCCGAAAAACTTAAGGAACTGATGGGTCCCGGTCCCGATGTGGGAACGGGTAGCAATCCACCCCAACAGACCCCCAAGCTGCTTACGCGTGCTGATCTCAAAGCGATGAAACCCGGCGAACTTGCCGAAATCATGCCACAAATCGAAGCCCAATTAAAAGATGGTACATTAAAATAAAGTAGGTGTGATAAATGACTATAACTAATTTCATTGGAGAGGTTTGGAGCGCTCAAATATTCCAAAGCCTACAGAAAGCCCATGTTTATGGACAGGCTGGAGTTATCAACCGTGATTACGAAGGCGAGGTCAAAGGCAAGGGAGACAGTGTAAGGATAACCTCACACGGACCGATAACCATTGACAATTACAGCAAGAGCACCGGCCTAAGTGATCCTGAAGAGCTGGACGACGCCCAAACCGTTTTAGAAATAACCCAGAGCAAGAGCTTCAATTTCCGAATTGAGGACGTAGACAAGGCTCAAGCGAATGTGGCTTTGATGCAGAGCGCCACCCAGGACGCAGGTTACCAGCTCGCAGATGTGGCCGACCAGTACATAGCCGGAATCATGGCCACCCAAGCCGGTAACGCTGTTGGCAGCGACGGAACCCCCAAGAAATTTGACGGTGCGACTGATGACGTAACCAACGAAATTCTAGCCGTCAAACAGCTCCTAGACGAAGCTAACGTACCTTCTCAGGGCCGGTTTATGATCCTTCCACCTTGGGTAACTGTGGCGCTAATGAAAGACAGTTCTATCACAGATCCGGCTTGGTCGGGTGTGGAAGGCGTCATGCTGAACGGTCAGATCGGGAAGCTTTACGGCTTTGACCTTCTGCAATCCAACAACGTACCCAACACGACCGGAACCAAGTACAAAATCATAGCCGGGACCTCCAGAGCGTGCACTTTTGCCGATTCTGTGAACGGAACCGAAGCTTACAGACCTGACAAATTCATAGCTGACGCACTCAGAGGCTTGCATGTTTACGGTGCTAAAGTCATAGATCCTTCTGCATTGTGCGTTTTGACCTGTAGCAAGTCCTGAGGTGGTTGATAATGGTACGATCTGAAATTACCGTAAACGAATGTGACGGAACCTTCAACGCTGCAGAAACAGCGGATGCAATCGATAAGGGAAACGATCACGTCATAGCCGTTGGTTCTGACTTTGAGAAGATGGTTTTGGCCTTCCACCTTTCAGCGGCCACAGCTGACGATACCATAACCATCGTGGCCGGAACGGCTAACCCAGCCTTCAGAAGGGACTTGGGCGATTTGGTCTATACTTGTGCGGGTGGTGCGGCTGAAGTGGTTTTAGGACCTATCGAGACAGCCAGGTATCTCCAGGCGGATGGAACTATTCACATCGATGTAGCAGGTTCCACGATCGCGGGAACTATCGAGGCGTACAGTATCTAATCATGATGGTATCAGCGGGGGAGTCTCCGGGTTCGGCTCCCTCCTAATCTCTCCTTGTGGGGGCTAAATCATGGCCGAATATGTCACAGATGAAGAAGCAGATGCCTATTTTGCGGCTAGGCTTGGTTCAACTCCATGGACTGGAGCAGAGCAAGCCACAAGGGATATCGCTCGAAAGATGGCCACCGCTCATATCGATTCTCTTCAGCTTGTGGGCCGAAAATACGATCCTGACCAAGATCTCCAATTCCCTCGATATATCAGGGGGAGGATCGCAGATTATGACGATGAAGCGATCTATCCACAAGTCGTAAAAGATGCAACCTGTGAAGAGGCTCTGGCCTTACTGGAGCACTACGGTACATCTTCGGAGTACAAAACGATCACAGAGCATCAAGAGCATGGTGTTGGAGAGGTTCGAGTATCGGGGACAGGCCTTCAATACAAATTCGATACCTCGAAATTGGCCCAAATGCGTGGCTTGCTCTCCGCCGTGGCTCTGAGAATGATGAAGCCTTATATCGCTGGAGCGGTGCCTATTCGATGAGAAAAGAGACTTTCACGCGGGCCGAAGTGGCAGGGATCGTTTCCGAGCGGCTAAAACGAGACCGGGAAAATCGAAGCACCACCGCGTTATTGAGGGAACGGCTGGAGCTGACAAGAAAGGTCAGAGAGCTCAAAGCCACAAACGAACTTCTCCGAAAAGAGAACGATTATCTCAAATACAAGGCGTGGCTCCAAGGCTGATATTCGTCTATTTTTATAATCACCAGATTCCCACATAATGCCCTATATAAAATTCCCCTCAGACCAAACCGCGAAGAAGATCTACACAATCGCTTAGACTGCACCCACACATCCACGTGGCCACCAGACTTGCAACGACCCCAGAAAAGAAGGAGACTATTATTGATACCATATTTGTTTTATTCTTAAATGGAACAAAACTTTTGACTTTACTATTATCGATATGCCCTGTTAGCTCTTTACCAAGTCTAATTGCTTGTTTATATTCATTAATGGACTTAAGAGGGGTTACACCCACATGCGTCATTTCCGTGACTCTGGCTTTTGCCAACAAATCCAGATATTCTGTGTACTTTTTAACAAATTCATGTTCGGGCATATTTACACAATATCTTCTCAAGGATTCATCGGAATTTATTTGGTCAAGATATTGACTTAACTCAATCCAAGTTATTTTAACACAATCTAAAATGGCTCGGTCGAGGTGTCTTTTCGCCTTTTCGAGATTTGCATTCTTGGTTATATCATCCAACTTGGGGTCAAAAACTTTAGCGACATGCGAGAGGACATTTTCAATTTCCATACGCACTGCATCTGGCTTATATGCCAGATATACGACTACATCAGCGTATACTGGAAGAAATTCATCTCGATAGTAATTAAAAAGTTCATAGAGCCCATCAGGTACTTGAGTTTCATGCATGTGAATCAAGATTTCTTACAGCTTAGCATTTGGCAACTGCTAAACGTGTGGTGGCTTAATCCCCAGTATCCATGCCTGGTTATTTCTCAAGCCCAAGCATGCGTCTAAACTTATGATCCACGTCGTATCTGCCTTCCGGAAATACGTCCCCGGATTGGGATACGAGATTGCTGCTGGACCTTTTAGTCTCCAATTTCCGACCCAATTTCCCCTCTATGAAAGAGTCCACTTCGCCTGTTGATCTAAATTGGGTAATATCTGTGCCATACATCTCCTCAAAGAAGATCGTTTTTTTTGCGCCCTCAGCCCGTCGGATCATATATAGAAACCATCCAGTTTTGTAGTCCTATTGCGGTGGCACATCCCCCAGCAAAGCTACGGAATATGATTCACGCCATCTTCTACAGTTATGATTTATACGCAGAGTGGGCCCACGATCGTGGTCCCTGCATCGGTGGCACATCCCTCAGCAAAGCAACGGGACATAATTCACGCCACCTTCTACAGTTATGATTTATACGCAGAGAGGTTCCCAGCTCAAAGCCGTATAGTCTGCCTATCTATCCGGTTTTCAACGCGCACAATCCTAGTTTGGTTCTTTGCTTTTCGTCCCATAGCAGAGCTACGGGACTTCCAACAGAATGAACCATCCTCGTACTTGTAATCATACCCATACACGTACTCATACAGTACTAATGGGGATGGGAAATCTAATGCTATATAATATGATTAGACGAAGTTAATTAATTTTTCGCCCCACGTATTTATTTAACTCAATCGATCCTCTTGATGGTGATTTACGATTAATCGTATTTTTGTAATCCGCCGCTACCTATCGTTTTTTGGGGATAACTTGTTGTGCAAATTTGGTGATTTTGTCTTCTGCAAAGCTAATTTTAACATAGTATTCGCGACCAAATGCGCACATGTAGGTGTCTTTCGTATCGATTTGGCACCGTGCCGCACTGGAAATGATGGTAGTGTTATATCCACGTATTTTAATAATCACTAGATTGCCGTATTTTGGACGATAATTTCCCCCCATGATAAATTATAGCTAGAAGATATTGTACATTATAATACGTTAAATCCTACTAGAATAACAATATTTTTTATAGCTTTAAGATACATATTGATAGGATATGGAACAAGTTAACGTTAGACTCCATTCAGACTTAGTTAATCACCTTAATAAAGTGAGTAGAGAGTGTGGGAAGAGAAAAGTCGATCTCGTAGCAGATGCATTGGAGTTTTACCTATCATCTGAGCTTTGGCGTGTTGATTCTAGCAAAGAGATAGGAAAAGCTATCAATAAGCTAGATAGAAGGGTATCGATTCTAGAAAATAGCTACGAAAAGCTAGCAAGTGAAAAATATCAGCTAGCAACCCATAGCAAAAAGATATCATCAACAACAAGAAAGTCAAAAGGACCTAAACATTCTACCACAGGTAAGAAGTACAAGTTGCGGTTGGACAAATGCCCCGAAAAGCTAGAAGAAATCAAAAGGCTGTGGAACGAAGAGGGAATACACAACAGGAAAGAAATC